TGAAAGATATAGGCGGCTTTGTAGGGGGCCTGTTAAAAGGACCGCAGCGTAAAGCATCTGCAATTACCGGCCGCGATCTGGTTACCTTAGACCTAGACAACATCGCAACCGGAGAAACGGATAACGTTATCCGCCGGGTAAACAGTTTAGGAATTGGATATGCCATTTATTCTACACGGTCTCATGCGCCTTACCGTCCACGACTCCGGGTAATTATCCCGCTGGATAGGATAGTAACCGCTGATGAGTATGAACCTATCGCGCGGAAACTGGCTAGCCTGATCGGGATAGAACTTTGTGATCCGACGACTTTCGAGGCATCGCGGCTTATGTACTGGCCCGGGTGCAGCAAAGACAGTGAATACGTATTTGATTATGCTGACGCACCATTTGTCAGTTCTGATGGGATTTTAGGACAGTACGAAGACTGGCATGACGTAAGAACATGGCCGCAGGTACCGGGGAAAGAACTAAAAGCAAAGATACTACTATCTAAGCAGGCAGACCCAACGAAAAAACAGGGAATTGTCGGCTCATTTTGCCGTACATACGATATCCGCGGCGCCATACAAGCCTATATTCCGAACGCATACACAGAAACAGACCATACCGACAGATTGACATATACCGGCGGAACAACCGTAGCCGGGGCAGTGTTGTACGACGATGACAAGTTCCTGTACAGCCATCATGCTACAGATCCTTGCAGCGGGCAGCTGGTTAACGCTTTTGATCTTATCCGAATACATAAGTTCGGCAGCAATGACGATAATGTCAAAGAGAACACGCCAATTAGTCAAATCCCGTCATATCGGGCGATGAAGAAGCTGGCTATGCAAGACAGCACAGTCATGACCGATCTCAACATGACTGCTGCAGTTCATGCGTCGGATGTGTTTTCTTCAGACGCGGGCAGTAGCGACCGAAAACCGTCTGACAGTATCAACTGGATGCAAGAGGCGAAACTGGCATATGACGACAACACCGGACGCCCGAAAAAAACGATGGACAACATTATCCGAATTTTAAACCATGACCCGGAACTGGCAGGGAAAATCGCTATCGATGAGTTCTCTACCCGGGGGCTGGCGCTGGACAGCTTGCCGTGGAAT